AGTGGTAAATTTTATAAATATAAAAAGGACGATCCGCATGATCTTTTCATGTCTCCCGTGAAAAAAGAGGGGTGGATTAATATTTACAAAGAACTCAACAGTGATCATGTGTTTACCAGTCCGGTATATAAAACGTTGGATGAAGCGAACGAGGCCCGTGACATGAGCGATATATTTTTAGGTACATCTAAAATTGAATGGGAGGAATGATTATGACACCAGAAGAATACATTGATCAAATGAAAATACAAGAGGTGTCTTGGAACGGTGATATATGCGAGAATGAA